GACCTTGACACGGCTGACCACACTGGTGCTGAACTGGTTGTGTGCCTGTATGACACGACGGGGGGGGTGGGGGTGTGCGCCCGTCAGGCTACCAAGGGACGGGCACTGGTCATGTCCGTAGCATCGATTTCCCCCAATCCGAGCAGGGTTTTTGCGACACGTGGGGGTACTAACTTTTAAGTACCAGCACCCTAAAATTGACACGAAATTTGGTACAAAATTTGGTGCAATGCACGTGCATCTTTTTGGCACCCGGTGCATTGGTTTTGTGGTTGACCACGGTGAGCAGTTTTGTGGTTTGGTTGGCGGTGGTTTTTGCCGCACCGCATAGGTTGGGTTAGTGTGGTCTCCCTTGTGGTCGACCAGTGTTCTGCGGTTTGTCAGCCTGAGGGGCTGACAAACCGAACATGTCTTGAGACAGTTCTGTTCTTCCCCCCATCCCTACCCTTCCCCCCAAGTGTTACATATCTGTGAGTGTTTGTTCGACCACAGGCGGTGGGGGTTGTTTTGTAAGTACTGGCGCCTATTTTTGACGTGCTGTTTTTCTAGCCTTTTTGGTCGAAACTGGAACACAGTTAGGGACTTTTTTGCCGTTTTTAATCTTGTAACCCTTTTGAACGTACCCTGTCCAACATGGTCCTTTGGTTGCCATCAGGAACCTTTAACCCATTTTTTGTTTTTTGGTTGGGCTGTCTTGGATGGGGACCATTTGACTTTGTCTGCCCAGTATGCAGCAGACATTGGCCCACGAGCAATGTTGCTGCGATGACGGGATTTGAAAGCTTCACGCTGTCCAGCGGTCTGATTGGTTCTGACACCTTGTTGACCGAATCGAATCGTTTTGACTTGACCACCACTTTTAGCTACAACGATGTGTGACTTGGTTGGGTGTCCTGGGGTTGCTTTTGGTTTGTTGTAACCAGAAACACCTGCACGTGCGAGTCTTGGGTCTTTTTTGCTTGTTGCCATATAGTATTTACCCTTTGTTACCTGTAACGAATTGCCTTATTAGCAATGAAGCATAATGAAGAACTAACGCTTACACAGCAACAACAGGTTTATGTTGAGTGGTTGTGCACTGCTCCAAGCGAGCGTTTGCCGGCCACAAAGAAGGCAATGGCATTAGAACTTGGTGTTGATATTACAACACTACGTCGCTGGGAAAAGAAAGAAGTGTTTCGCAATGTCTGGAAGGACACTGTGGACGAAGTACAAGGTTCGCCAGAGCGAACTCAGCGCTTGCTGGACACTTTGTACAGCAAAGCGCTTGATGGTGATACTAAGTCTGCACAGTTGTATTTGCAGGCTACGAACCGTATGGCTCCGCCTACGGTAACGGTTCAGACTAATAAGAAAGCAGCAGAACTTTCTGATGCTGAGTTGGATTCTTTGATTGCTGCGGTAGCGGAGCGAGAGAAGGCTCAACGTACACACTTGAAGGCATTGTGAATATGGTCGAATGTCCTGAGTGTGGCGAGGAGTATCCACCTGTGGCAACACATTGGATTTGTCCAGCGTGCGGGATTGATGACAGGGCACAGCCAAAGATGGCGGTGTTTGAATTGAGGGATTATGGCGACAACTAACGATGCGATGTTTACGGCCCTTTCGGGCTCGTATCCATCTGCCGGTCAGACCCTTGGCGACTTGTTGTATGCGTTCTGGTCTGAGAAGGGTTTGCAGTATCGTGGCACGCTAGAGCGTGATTGGTATATTAGCGAGGGTGCTGTTGGCACAACTCTTGGTGATTTGGCTAACGATTACTTTTCAAACCTGTATGACGTTGTGATTTTTAATTACTCTGAACCAGATGAGTGGTTGGAGTTGCAAGTGTTTGACCGTTTTGACACGGTTGAACAGCAAGTATTTTTTATTTAGGTAACGATTCAGGAGAACATATATGGCAACTTTCACAAAAATAGCATTCAACCCTGCTGGCGGTACTCCTGCTGGAACAGGTTTGGGTATTCCGGTCACAGCAACAACAGTTGGCACCGTGGGAACAGTTATTCACACTGCTTCGACAACACCTGCAACTATTGACGAAGTGTGGATTTACGCACAGAACTACGACACTACAGACCGTAAACTCACCATTCAGTGGGGTGCGGCAACTGCTGGAACACACGAAATTGAATACACCGTTAAAGCGGAAAGTGGTTTGTATCTAGTTTGTCCGGGTCTTATTATGCAGGGCAACGCTACAGCAAAGGTTATTTCTGCTATTGCCGCAACTGCAACTGCGATTGTTTTGTACGGGTACGTTAACCGTATTGCCTAAGGGGTACTAAGTGCCTTCATATCTAAGAACAACAGCAGGTGGTAAAGCCATCAGTGGTGGTTCATTGGCTCCACGCACGAATAGATACAGTGCTGGTTCGGTTGCAACAAATGCTCTTGGAGTTCTAACTCTTGACCTTCCTATTTTGGCAACAGCAACAGCAGCAAATGCTGGTTTTACTGTTGTTATTAGCAACTATGATGCAACAGTTACATACACGTTGTCAACAACTTCTGGTACTGTTGCCAGGTCAACAAATACAATTACACAAAGTGGTTTGGCTGCTAGCGCTTCTGCAACAGTTACTGTAACTGCTAGTAAAACTGGATTTACATCTGCTGCACCAGTAACAAGGTCTGGAACCGCAGCCGCTTCTTGTTCTTGTGTGTTCCAATACTCGCAAACAGAAGGTGGAAACTGTTGTTGTACTGGAATGTGCGGAGCAGCAAACCAAGTATGCTGTTACGACATTTATGTTTATGCACCAGCATCATCACCTTGCACTGGAAGTTGCAGTAACAGCGTTGGTGGATGGTACGCTTGTGACGGAACCTGTTAAATAAAATTCAAGGAGAATTATGTCAAACACTGAAGAATATGTAAGTCCAGATGGATACCCACAATCACCGTTTAATAGAAATGCACCTGTAAACTGGTATGCTTTTGTAATTGATGGTGAAGTTGTTTGGATGCAAACATGTCAAGTTTCTTTGGAGTTCTTGAACATTGTATTGAAATCTGACCCAAAGATTATTCCTGTGCCAGATTCTTTGGCTGGTGAAGTTCTTTCTGGTTGGACTTGGGATGGATTTGAGTTCCATGAGCCAACAGCCTAAAGAACTAACACCGTTTCAAATACATAAACAACGCTTTGGTGCTGCCAAACCGTGGCACGCAATACAGCGTGAACACAGGGTTGACACTGAAGTATCTATGAGTAGATATTCTATTTGTGAGGGTTGTCCTTCGTTTTTGAATATTACAAAACAGTGTAAAGAGTGTGGTTGTTTTATGAAAATTAAAACAAAAATTGATACCGCTGTTTGCCCAATTGGGAAATGGTAAAATCTCGCTGGATTATTTTTGCTCCAGTAGCTTTATTAGCATTGTGGTCTACCGTAGCAAAAGCAGACGGACTTGGAGATTGGACAGCATCTCAGTCTTGTGTCAACTCAGGTTCTGTTGAGGTTGTAGAGAACTCGATTCTTATTACTGGTCCAAATTATGGTGGTTGTTCTGGCGCAGCACATTGGACAAAAATTGAAACCACAATTCCAAAAGGTGTAAATAGTATTTCATTTAATTGGTCTTACTGGACTAATGACGGTGCTTACTATGACCCACCACAATATGCAGTCAATGATGTTTATACACAATTGACACAACAAAATACCGCCTCGGGTTCATTGACTGTGCCGGTAGTTGCTGGGGATATATTTACATTTAGGCAATATTCAATTGACACGTGTTGCGGACCGGGTCACTTACAGATAAGCAATCTTTCACTATGGGAATTTACAACAACATCCACAACCCTAACGACGACGACAACTACTACTATTGCCCCGTCAACGACTGTCCCTGTCACGAGCACTACTACTACGACGCTTCCAGAAACCTCAAGTACGAGTACAACGACGAGCACGACGTCTACTTCAACTACGACAACCACGACGACTACAACATCGTCAACGACGAGTACTACAACAACAAGTTCAACTCCTTCAGCACCCGTTGAAATTTACGTTCCCGAAGAGCCTGAAGAAACAACGACAAGCACCACAGAGCCAGTAGAAGAGGAACCCATTCCAGAGGAGACGCTTCCAGAAGAAACAACCACAACAGTTGAAGAAGAGACCACAACAACTGAGGAAGTGACCACAACATCTGAAGCACCTGAAGAAACTACCACAACGGTAGAACCAGATTTGGAGCCATTGGCTGAAGAAGAAATAGATGCCCTCATTGCTGAAGCCACAACTGTGGAAGAACTTCAGGAAGCACTAGAGGAGTTAACCCCTGAACAGGTTGAGCAGGTTGTTGACCAGATTCTGGCACAGGAAGAACCACCCACCCAAGAGCAGGCTGTCGCTTTGGCGACTAGCCCAGAGGTGCTGTCAGTTGTCACGCCACAGCAGGCGGTTGAAATCTTTGAGTCTTTGGATGTGGCCGAACTGAGTATCGAGGAAAAAGATGCGGTCACAGAAGCTGTCCAGTCTGCATCCGTAGAGGTGCGACAGGCGTTTGAAGAAACCATTGACATATTCTCCGACGACTTCGGTGACTACGTTCCTTTGGGTTCTGCTGTGCCAGTAAATACTCGCCGTACCCTGATTGCCGTAGCGGCTGGTGCTACAGCCATTGCTGTGTCTTCACGAAAGCAGTAACGAACTGGGCTATTAGCGTGAAGAAACTCTTATCCGAAATCCATGCTTTGACTTGGACACTTGCAGGTACTGGTATGGTGCTTATTACGTTGTCTGGGCAAACGAAGGTTTTGGGTTGGGGAATCACCGTAATAGCCGTGATAATCCATTTACTCGGCGTAATGTTCAAGGAGAACAATGAATAAGGCAAAAGATATTGCAGGCAGAATTGTTGCACTTTTTCTCACCAACGCCCTCGGCGTTGTGACTGGTGCTGCAATTATTGCTCCAGACCTAGAAGTATGGAAGTCGGCTCTTATCGCTGGCGCAGTATCCATTTTCAAGGTTGCAGAACAACTTGCAAAGGCAAGCATTGATGGTGTTCTTACCAAAGATGAAATTGATGCAGCATTTGGTGCAAGTCCTAAAAAGATTGCAGCCAAGAAGGTAGCCGCTAAGAAGGTATAATGGAACTCACTGACCTTCTCAATGAGAAGGAGTGGAGGAAATGCAAGGGTAGTGAAGGTGCGACCACAGATGAACTTGTGGCTGCATTTTCACACTTTTGTGCTACCCATTGGATGATTCGACACCCTGAGCGGGGTCGTATCAAGTTTGTCTTGCGTGAAGCTCAAGAGGAAACTGTAAGAGTCTGGATTGACTCTCGCTACAGTATTGTTCTGAAAGCACGACAGATTGGGTTCTCTACTCTGGCTGCTGCATTTACATTCTGGGAAACATTCTTTTGGGCTGACCGATTTACGGTCATGCTTTCACGTACAGAACGTGAAGCATCCAAGTTATTACAGAAGACCAAGTACGGCTACAAGATGATGCCTGCATGGATGCGCATGCGTGGACCAGACTTGCTTTCAGACAACCAGTTGAAGATGGTGTTTGCTAATGACTCCTCTATTGAGTCTTTGCCATCTGGCAATGACCCTGCTCGTGGTGAGTCTGTGTATCGAGTAATCATTGACGAAATGGCGTTCTTGCCCAACGCCGAAGAAGCATGGGCATCTATTGAACCTATTGCCGACGTTGGTGGTCGTGTTATTTGTTTGAGCACAGCCAATGGTGAGGGTAATATCTTTCATCAACTGTGGGTTGGTTCACAAACTGGCAACAACCGATTTACTGGTGTCTTTTTTCCGTGGTCTGCTGGAGACCGTGATGAAGACTGGTACGAGGCCAAGAAGCGTGACCTTCCAGACTGGCAGTTAGCACAGGAATATCCAGATAATGCTGAAGAAGCTTTTATCCGTTCTGGTCGTCCTGTATTTGACCTGGAATCCTTAAGAGATATTGAACCAGTAGAACCAGACCGTGGTTATTTAAAAAACCAAATGGGCAGGAATAACTACACATTTATCAATGATGGTGGAGCTTTAGCAATATATGAGTTTCCAGATATTGGGGAAACATATGTTATTGGCGCTGACGTTGCAGAAGGTCTAGGCCACGGTGACTATTCCTCAGCACATGTTATTTCTGCAAACACTGGATTGGTGGTTGCCCACTGGCACGGACATGTGGACGCAGATTTGTTTGGCGAGGAAATACTTCATGCAATTGGGTTTTTTTACAATTACGCATTGGTCGGGATTGAATCCAACAACCACGGTCTTACAACCATTAAGGGTCTACAAAGAACTGGATACAAGAACATTTACCGTTCTAGGAAGTTGGGTCAAAGAAACCCAACAATCACCGAGACGATGGGTTGGAGAACGACTTCGGTCTCCAAGCCATTGGCGATTGACGAACTAAATGCCTCGATAAGAGACCAGGCACTCTGGCTCTACGACTACAACACAATTGCAGAATTAAGAACATTTGTTCGTGAAGCAAACGGTAAGATGCACGGTTCACCGCATGATGACCGTGTTATGTCTTTAGCAATTACCAACCAGATGTTGAAATACGTTTGGCTTCCTGAATATAGGCATGATGCATCTCCGGTAAAGAACACTTTGGGTTGGTGGGAAAAGTTCATAATGAAGCCAGAAGTTGAAAAAGAAATGCACATTGGTGCATTTAATTCCAGAGAGTAACGAAGTATGTCTATAGTTATGAAAGAATTCCGATGTTTAGAGTGTCTAAATGTGTTTATGGACTCAGAATTGCCACGTCGTGGCTCTATCTGCTTTAAGTGCCATATTAAGTCAGTCCGTCTTGGATTTACTTACGGACAAGAAGATTTCCACGGCCCAACCGTAAAGGAACGGGCAGATGAGCAGGTTCGTGTAGCCAAAGAGGCCGGCATTACTGCCGAGCCAGTAGGTAGTCGTTGGGTTTGAGATGGAGATGGTCTGGGTTCCAATTATTGTCGCAATCATCTCAGGACCGCTCGTTGTGGTATTACAAAAACTTAGGAAAGAAAACACCAATCAACATGCTGAAGGACAAATCCTTCTTCGCATGGTTGGCACAAAAGTTGACAAAATAGCTAGCAAGCTTGACAACCATATTGGTTGGCATGAAGGTAAGAAGGAAGACTAATGGCACGAACTTCTAATCAGGAACTCATTACCAAATACCGTGGCAAGATAGAGCAATCACGACGTTGGCGTCGTGAAGAACGATACGACGACCTTTGGGGTCGCATGGTTGACATGTATCGTGGCAAACACTACAAGACACAAATGCCAGAAGACCGTTTGCTTGTCAACATGGCTTTTGCGACAATTAACGTTATTGCACCAAGCGTTTCTGTTAACTATCCAAAGATTGTTGTTAATGCAAAGAATGTCGAAGATGCACCAAAAGCGGTAATCACAGAAGAGATTGTGAACTATTGGTGGAGGCATTTTGAGTGCCAACGTGAGTTTCGTCGTTCAGTAAAAGACATGCTTATCTGCGGACATGGATGGTTGAAAACTGGTTATCGTTTTGTCGAAAAAGGTGTTGAAGATTATGACACTGCAGACGAAATGGCTACTGCTGAATCAATAACGGAATCTGAACTTATTATTACAGAAGACCGACCATTTGTTGAGCGTATTTCACCATTTGACGTTTTTGTAGATGCAGATGCAACATCAATGTCTGATGTTCGCTGGATTGCTCAACGCATTCGTCGCCCTTTGAAAGATGTGAAAAAGGACAAGCGTTATAACTCTGCTGCTCGAAACGAAGCATCACCATCACACTATTCAAAGTGGAGTGTTGATGAATGGCGTGGAAGTTTGCGACCACGACGTGGGGATAACCCAGATGATTCATATGTTGAAATTTGGGAATACTACGACATTGACCGTGACACTATTTCGGTATTCTGTGACGGTGGAGACAAGTTCTTGATTGCTCCAACCAAGATTCCATTTGCATTTGGTCATCCATTTGTAATGTTGCGAAACTATGACATTCCAGACCATTTCTACCCAATGG